TCGTGAAGTTGAAATTGGACGAAAATTGGCAAAGTAATGAGTAAATACGCACGCATAGCAGAATTATTGAAAGGTTTTCAGAAAAACAGTGTTGTGTTCTTCAATGCACAGGTGGTGAGTGTTGAAGGTGCGACATGTACTGTTAAAATTGATAATCTGAAACTGGATGATGTGCGATTGCAACCAACCACAACAGGTGCAGACAATAAAGTGCTTCTGATTCCCGCAAAAGACACGCACGTTTTGATTGGTTCTTTTTCAGGTGACTATAATAATCTGTTTGTATTGGCAGCAGATGAATATGAAAAGGTTGAAATAACATGCAATGGCATCAATTTAATGCAGGTATTATCAACCATGTTACAGGCATTATCGAATGCACAGGTAATTACACCAGCCGGAAACGGCATATTCGATCCTGCAACAAAGGCTTTATTGATGCAAGTTGAAAACTCGCTAAAAATGATATTCGGATGAAAGAACGTGGAATATTATTGAATAATGAAACAAATGACCTGGACATAAAAGTGGTTAAAGGCAGGGATGGAAAAATTGTGCAGGGGTTGCAGGTCGGCGATGTGACCGAACAAAATATTGCGATCATCGTACAGATGAACCCTGGTGAAATGAAGGAACAACCAACAGTTGGTGTTGGTATCAACAATATGATCTTAAGCAAAGACAGGTTGCTGTATAAACATCGTATCAGGCAGCAACTGGATGCTGACGGATTACGTATCAATTATTTGGAAATTAACGATAACGGTGTACAGATAAATGCAAATTACAAGTAAACAGGGGCAATGGATCGGCGATATAGTGGTGCGTGAATCAGGCAGTATTGATGATCTGTTTGCAATGGCAATTACCAATGATTGTTCGATAACGGATAACATGAAGATCGGAACAATATTGAATCCGTCTGTGCAACTGGATAAAAGAACGATAAACTACTATGAAAGAAATGATATACATGTGGCAACATCATCGATAAACAACAAATTATTGGGAGGTATCGGCTATATGGGTATAGAAATAGATTTTATTGTATCATAAGCATATAAATTATTATGGATAGAGTTTGGCAGTTTATTTCAGAAAAATCAATACAGTGGCTTATCAGCATTGCAGGTGGATTAATGCTGGCAATAGAATCATCCGTTGTGTTTTTTATTCCTTGTCTTTTTGCAGTCCTTATCGATGTGTGGACTGCCTGGAAACTTGGAAAGCGATTGCACAAAAAACATCCTGATAAAGCCGATGGAAAGTTTAAAAGCGAATATAAGTTCAGGATTATGATAACGATGATTGTGGCTTTGGTTGGCATTATCGTTGCAAATTACGTGGATTTATACGTAATAAAGGACACTGATATTACAGTGCGTTTTATTGTTGGCGTGTTCCTTTTTTACCAGTGTTGGAGTATTCTCGAAAACTGGTCATCCGAAAATGAAAATAAAATTGCCAAAGCATTGCAGCGTATTATGGTCAATAAAGCCGAAAGGCACATAAATGTGCCGTTGGAAGATATATTTTTTAATGATAATAAAAACGAAATAACAGGAAACGAAGATGGCAAAACTAACACCTAAGCAATTTATAAAAGAATATTATCAGTTTGCTATGCAAACACAGGATAAAACAGGTATCGATGCACGTTTTACATTGGCACAGGCTGCATTGGAATCGGGTTGGGGTGCGAATGCACCAGGCAATATGTTTTTCGGGGTTAAAGCATCTAAAAACACACCTGAAAGTCAGAAGCAATTGATAAGGACACGTGAAGTCCTGAAAAACCCTGATGTGAAATTTCCGGAAATAATTTCTATTACACCAACTTCAAATGGCAGGTATATATATGTTGTTAAAGATTGGTTTAGAAAATATGACACACCTGAACAATCGTTTACCGATCATGCCAATTTCTTTTTTGAAAATAAGAGGTACAGCAAAGCACTTGAACACAGGCACGATCCATATATGTTCGCAGAAGAAATTGCAAAAGCAGGATATGCAACCGATCCTAATTATGCCAGTGTTTTAAAATCGGTTATTCGTACAATTGAAAAGAATTTATGATTATGAGTGAAAAGAAAATAAAAATAACATTATGCATGTTGATGTTCCTGTCAATTTCGATTTTATTTTTCTCTTTTTCCGGTTGTAAAACCAAAACTGTGTTTGTTCCGGTTGAAACCGTTAAAACAGAATACATAGATAAGATACAACGTGATTCTGTACATGTATATGACAGTGTTTTTATGAAAATGGCAAATGATACAGTGTGGCTCGAAAAATACAAATACCTGTATCGAGATAAACTGGTTCGTGATTCGGTATTTATCCGTGATTCAATACAAATTCCCTATCCGGTAAAAGGAGATACGGAATATATAAACAGGCTGTATTGGTGGCAAAAAGCACTTACATGGTTGGGGGCAATTTGTTTCTTTATAATCGCAGTCTATATAATTATAAAATTGAAAATGAAATGACTATTGCCGAAATTAAAAAGACAATGACTGATGCATTTATTGCAGACGAAACGATAAAGAGTTTATATAAACTTCAATCCGACAAATCGTTTGATGAACAATTTTCGGTCGTTTCATTAGAGAATATTATATTTTTTATAACTGCAACAGCCATGTGGATAACGCACAGCCTTTTCGACCAGTTAAAGGTGGATGTGTTGGAAATATTGCGTTCAAACAAAGCGCATACGGCCAATTGGTATGCAACACGGTCGATGGATTTTCAATATGGCCACGACCTTATTCCGGATACGGATGAATATGATAACACAGGTTTGACAGATGAAGAAATTGAAAATTCAAAGATTGTAAAGTTTGCAGCAGCAGTTGAAGCGGTTGACAAAAGCATATTGTATGTAAAGGTGGCAACCGAATCGGATGGAAATAAACAACCATTGTCGGCATTGCAGTTAACTGCATTTAAATATTATTTAAACAGCATTTCGGATGCAGGTGTACGGATTAGCGTTATCAATGATCAACCTGATGAAATGCGTTTGCATCTTGACATATATTATGATCCTTTGGTTTTGGATAAGGATGGAAAGCGTCTGGATGGTACCGAAAACACACCCGTGCAGAATGCCATAAAAAATTATCTTAAGAACCTGCCTTTTAATGGAACATATACCAATCAGTCGCTGGTAGATACATTGCAGGTTCTGGAAGGAGTAAACATTGCGGAACTTAAATCAGCATCATCCAGATATGGTGTCTATACTGAATATACCGAAATAGATGCACGTGAAATTCCACATGCAGGATATTACACTATTTCAGATGAAAATTTAATATTAAGGTTTATTCCGAATGAAAAAATATTATAACATCAGTTATGTCCGGCTGGCATTATTACTTCTGATAATAATGTTACGACAAAAAGCAACAACGGCTTTCCTGTCTGCCATTGTACGTCCTTTGGATAATCTGCACCGGACATTCATGGACTATATTGACAATATGGACACGGATGTTAATTCACAGGTTTGTTATATGCAGGGCATGTTGAACGATGCTTTTGATTACCATTCAAGGCGTATCAGGATTCGTATTGCTGCATTAGATAAAGATTATTATTTGTTATGGAAATATGGGTTGAATAAACCGATATTGCTTTCAAAAGAAGGATCGGCAAACCATAAATTTTATTTGCTGAATCGGGATTATCAGATTGGCAGAAACAATATGGATTTTGAAGTTGTATTGCCTTCTGGATTTGCGTTAAATGAAAACAGTTATAACCAAATGGTGTCTATGATAAACAAAAATAAGCTGGCATCAAAAAAATACAGGATAGTATATGAATAAAATAAATTTTTTAGCAAAAGATAATTTCCCATTATCGAGTGATGGGATGGATTTTATGCAGCAAATGATTCAACTGGTTTCAGATTTTGCATCCATCGGCGGTGATAATTATATCCTGGCAGGATGCGATGAAACAGATGGTGTTGTTAGCGATGGCATTATTGTCATAAATAAAGAAGCATTGCCATTTCATGGTGGTGAAAAGAAATCCAAAATAAAAATTGTTGAAGAAAAAACAACTTTGGTTGCTTTCGATGTAGAATACCCGGAATCATATATAAACAGGTATGTGATTTTTGATGATTCAGGTGAATTCAACTGGTCTGATTATCTCAAAATATCTACAAATAAGGATTTACTTAATCGTATCGATGGAATAAAAGGCGATGCACCCGGTACTGTCAAAATGTGGTCGGGTGTGATTGCAAAAATACCGGATTTGTATAAAATCTGTGATGGTGCTGAATTATTAATAAATGATTATCCTGATCTATATGAAAATATAGGTACTTCATTTGGTGGTGATGGCATATCTACATTTCGGCTGCCTGATTTAAGAGGTCGTTTTGTGGTTGGTTACGATAGTGCTAAAACCGATTACAATGCATTAGGAAAAACAGGTGGTAAAGAAGAAGTTACTTTGACAGAAGCCGAAATGCCACCACATAAACACGAATATGGCTTATATGCAAACGGATCGACTGATTTAGGCAGGTATTCAATAAATGCCAACAGGGATAGCGACCAGAAAGATATGTTTGATACTTCGATAACAGGCGGTGAAGGCGGTGTTGTAAAGCCACACGAAAACAGGCCACCGTTTTTCACACTGGCATACATAATTAAAGTCAAATATGATAATTTGAATTGAAATGGCTATACGACCGATAAAAACATTAAAAAACTGGTTCTTAACCGGAATGTACCCGACACAAGAACAATTCCATGACTGGATGGATAGTTACTGGCATAAAAGTGAACAACTGCCTGGCTTAGACGGTAGACAAATCGAATATTATCAGCAGGATTTGCAAAATATAATTTTAGCGCCGTTTAAACAGTATTTAAGCATCAATAAAATCGCTTCGAATACTTCACTTTCATTTGGTGAAAATAATGGAATTATAGGTAAATCATCTTTACTGATACATAACAATTCGGATGGTTCGATCGTGGTTTCAATTCCTGAAATTCCATCTGTTATTAACATGGAAGATTCTAATGAAATAAATCTTTCATCAGGTGAATACCTGGAATTATTATTGATCGGGTATGGTGAAAAAATAACTTTAAAATATAGGGTGAAAAAAGGTTCGGTTGATCCTTCTGTACCGGAATATAATAAATATCCAATACAAACACGGTTCTTTGTCAACAGGCAAAATCAGGCAGGCCAGACGTTCAATGTATTGTCAAAAGATTGGGATAAGGAAAGTTATGATGACTTTGCACCTGGTGGCTACAATCCACAAACATTGCATGTCAGAAGGGTCGGTAATTATTTATGGACATTAGAACCGTGGAAACAACGGTATAAAACAGAAGAATACAGTGGCCAGTATGCTTATATAAATACAAAACAAAGCCAGATCGATGCAGCAGGTATTGGCGCGACACTCGAAGAAATTGAAAGGCGTGACGGATGCTATATGTATGCCGATCAGTCTGATAATCCTATGACATCGCAATACCTGTTTGATATTGATGTTACAAAAGAAAGAAGCTGGTATAACAGCCCGATGGTAAATAAAATAGAAAAGGACAATGGAGTTATCCGGTATTTAAATATAGTTGATGAATCCGGCGTTAAAAAGGTGGTTGAAGATAATAATGTTACTGCACTTGTTTACAGGATTAATGCCGGACAAACAGCCACATTAAGCTGTATAAAAAATTATGGCACAATTACGGCACATGTTATGTATGACATGCCGGAAAATATTGTGACAGGCTACGAAATTACAAATTACAGGTGGACAAATATTCCTGCAATGGCAGCCACACAAAGTGATCCATCCAGGTTCTATGCGTTGTTCAATGATAACAGCTACAATGGAACATTTGTAATTATTATACCCGAAAAACTGTCTTATGACCAGATCAAAGCATTAAAATTCAAATTAGAAGATGGTGCAAATACTAATCCAGTATATTCAGGCATTAAAGATGAAGTAATTGAAACTGGCTGGCAGATTCCAACAATTGAAGATTTCATGGAACTTTTCGGAATGGCTGGTGCCTTAGATAAAAATACGATTTTCAGTCAGTTGTTTTCCAGCAACAGTGACACTGAATTTCCATATACCGGTGTGAATATAGGAAATGATGATCTGGGTGCAAGATTGACAGCAGCAGGACACAGGGCAAATGATCCTGGTTTTAATTATGGATTTCTCAATTATGGTACATCGGCATTCTTTGCCACATATTTTAATCCATTCGATGGATCGGATTTCTATTGCCCGACAATCAATATGTATAAAGATGGAAGTGGTGGAACTGTAAATTATTTTATTGGCCTGGACAACGGTGAAAATATGCCGACAATAAATGATTCTACACGGTTCTGGTTCAGAAATGTCCGTTTTTGTAAAAAATTATCTGATGAAGAAATAGGTTACAAGTTTTACAGGGATGATGCGAATGATAAAATATTAATTGTATCACACACTGCTGAAAATCCGGCAGTGCAGCCGATTAACACAGTAGAAATAAAGCCCGGATTATTACGTGGTATGGCCAGAAGGTGGATGAATATAACAGAAACACAGGTAACAAAGCCATTGTCATATTTTCTTTCCGAAATGGAAAAAGCAAAAACAAATGGTGAATACGGATGGTATGGTTTTGATGAATATTTGAATTAATGAATAAGATATGGAAACAGAAGGCAGATTTTTAGTAAAAAGGGATGAAGAAACAAATGCTATTGTTCCGATAGCACAGGTATATTCCGATGGCATTACCGATAAAGTAATTTATCAAAATAAGCTTTATATAAGGGATAAAGCAACTAATGCATTGATTCCTGTTGTGTATGTTGAAGGTGGTGGCGGTGGTGGAAGCAATACAATTTATATAAAAGACGGTGAACCATTCCCGGAAACAGCAGAGCCAGGCACTATTTTAGTGGTAACAGATTCAAATGGTGATATATTAAGGACTTATGAATGGGATGGGTTTATATGGATGCAATCATCGTCAAAGTATAATATAATATACGAATACAATGGTGAAATTAATGAAAATTTATTGAATAGCTTGAAATTTCACAAAACGAATGCCGGGATACTGTATGGTGAATTACCAGAAAAAGATGATCTGACAGAAGAAGATTATATATATGCTGAAATTAATGCTAAAAAGTTATTGTCAATGAGTGATAGATATGCCATTGAAAGTATAAATATTAATCAGCAAGGGGGTGAAGATATAACACTTTCTAATTTTATATGCAGAGCATTTAATTTCACTCAGGCTTATGGCTCGGATGGTCAACAAGAAACTATTCCTAATTTTACATTGAAGGATATAGGTGTGGATCAGATCAATAATTTATCTATTACAAACGTCAATAATGTAATAATAGATAATGTTAACAGTAAATTCAGACCAAATGAAAATTATTATGAATTAGCATTTGCGGTATGTAATGCTGATATAAAAAATACGCCTTTAAATCGCCTGCAATTAGGGATATTGAATAATTTACAATCTCCTTCTATAATAAATGTCGAAAATTGCCCGACAATGGATGGTAGTGGTTTATTTTTTAGCATAATGTCTGGCAGGAACAATGATGGATTAGAAATTAATATCACCGATACTGATATATATAATCTTATTTTCACTTATGCTGGTTCGATAACTAAATTAAATGTAAGCTTTGATCCAGGTATTTTATATAGAATAACAATATCGAATAGTATTATCACACAAAATGCTTTAGATCAATTAACTTCTGCATTGTTATTAAATAGTTATTATGATCAGAGCCCTGTATTTACATATAAAAACAATTCAGATGCTGTACTGGCACAGGAAATTATTGATCAATTGCAGGCTGCAAATATCAATGTAGTTATTTCGTAAAGAATGGAATTGGATATTTATTAATAAAGAAACCTGAATACTAATTATGTTCAGGTTTTTATTATTTTTGTGCTTAAACAAATGATTTTATGTACATTTTAAATTAAAAAATCGTACAATTTAAATTTTCGATTATATTATAAGCCTGATCATATAAATTGATAAGCTTATTCGTGTTTTTTTCCATTCTGCCAACCATAACAGGATCATCGGGACGGATAACAACTACTTCTCCTTTATCCTCGAGGCGATCGATCAGATCCAGTTGGTTATTATACATTAAATATCTCCGGCTTAAAGCTGCTCTTATTTCAGGATATTTTCTGTATACAAAACCTGGCAGCCGAATATTTTTCTGTTCTTTTCTGTATCCTTTAGGACGTGTTGTAACCACAATATTACGGCTGTACCCCCGGTCGATTGCCCGTTGTATCGGTATAGAATCGGAAATACCTCCATCGAGCATGGGAATATTGTCAACGTAAGCAACTGGGCACAAGAAAGGAAGGCTACTGGATGCTTTTACAATATCCAAAAGCCTCTGTTCGTCCCGTTTCTCCTCAAAATATTCGGGTTTGCCTGTTAAACAGTTTGTAGAAACTATCTCGAAATAACTCTCAGAAGAAAAATATGCTCCATAATCGAAAGGATAAATCTTATTTGGAAGCTTATTAAATAAAAGATCAAAATCCATTATATTTCTATGCTTAATAAAATATTTCCATCCGATATATTTATATTTCTCC